TAATACATCACCTGAAGAATCATTGTCAATATACCAAGTATATTTGTTGTCGCTAAAGTCATATGCTAGTCTACGAGTTAATTTTTTAATAGCAGTAGTACCTGGAGTTTGACCAGTTGTAGATCCGAGGATACGAATTTCACCATTAGCAGCTGGTTGACCAGATACTGTTGTTCCTACTTGCAAGTTTGAAGCTGTAATGCCAGAGATGCTTTCTGCTTCAGTAAATTCGTCAGTAGCAGTGCTTAAAACTACAAAAGTTCTTGCTCCGCGCTGTTTGACAATTTGATAATCTGTAGCTAGTGCGCCGCCGAAATAGCCTTCTACTTTAATACCGGCTTGTGTTGTTGTGTATGAACGTGTAGCTTTAACACCGTTTACATCTTTAAATAATGGACGTCCCATTTGGTTTCTCCTTAATATGACGTTCTAGGTCTACGCAGAGGGATTCTGCATAAGTCCTGTATAAAACAGGCTCTATTTTTAGACATAGTATTTATCTGATCAAGAGAAAGGGCTCCGAAGAGCCCTTTATAATTAACGTACCTTGCGGTAAGTTGATTAGCTGAATACAGCGTTACTGATAGTAACTGTACCTAGGTAGTCAGCTGCGTTACCTAGAGAAGAAGCTGTATTTGACAACTCAACATAACCATAACGTGTCATGAATGATACGACTGGTTCGAATGTTGATGGGTCAAGAACAACACCACTGCTCATCAATGGAATGTATGGGCAATAGAATGCTGCTGCGTCACTCTCGTTAGCGCCTTTGTAGCCAACTAGAACTGTATCGCTTGTTGTATATGTGTTAACATATACTTTCATAGCATTGTTCAATGTACCAACAAACTTAGTGTTTGTAGGTGCTTCGAATGTGCCTTCTGTTGTTCTTGCGAACGCAGAAGTTGTAGCACTTTGAAGAATTGTCAATGCTAATGGACTTACAACAGCCCAGTTACCAGCGCCACGACGTGTACGCTGAGCGATTACGTTAGCAACACGGTTGATCATAACTGCAAGAGCAGCGTGTTCATCACCAACGAATGTAGCTGTACCGCTTACTGTAGCTTGGTTATAAGCTAACTGGTTTTGTGAACCAGCTAATGTTGTTAAAGAAGCTAGGATCTCTTGATCGATTTCAGCTGTAATTTCTTGAGCTAAAGCGGCCATGATTTCTGCTTCGATATCGATACCTTGCTGAGCTTGTGCATCTTGTGCAGCCTCAAATGTCCAGCGAGCTGATAACTTACGTGTCTTAGCTTCGACTGTTTGTTTCAAGATCTGAATGCTCATACGCTTACCAGCAGCACCTTCTAGTGCAGCAGTAGAAGCGGCTTTACCAGTACCAGCGGCACCAGAATAGCTTTCAGCAATTTTGAAGGGGCTTAATGCCTCTTCACCAGCAGTTGCATCTCCTGTACCACTACCGCTTGTATCGCTGTAGCGAACACGTAGAGTATGGATTTGCCCAACTGGGCCAGTCATTGGTTGTACACCGACCAACTCGTTAGCGATAACTGTTGGCATAACACGACGGATTACTGGAAGAATCACGCGGTTTAATGTTGCGACGTTGCCGGCAGAAGTAGCACCTGCGGAAGCACTTTCTGCGAGATACTTGCGAGTATTCTCTAAGGTGCTAGCCATTACTGAACGCTTGGTGCCTTGTAGGCCTTCAAGAAGGGCCTCTTTGGTCTCTGCCCAACGGCTTGTTAGTAGTTCTGACATTATATTTTCTCCTAATTAATGTATTAAATTCCAGCAAGACGACGAATATCTATTATATTGTGGTCTTCTCTGCTGCTACTGACGCTGTTGGTTTCTTTATTGCCTGTTACTTCTTTTGCCTCTACTAATGCCTGTTTCTTTTTTGGTGCTTCACCAGCAATTACAGCTGGTAGGTACTTTTCAAAACTAGATTTTAGTTTTGTTGTATGTACGCTTTCAAGTAATTCTGTCATAATAGCTTTTTGGTTTCCACCTAAAGGAGCTACTAGTTCATTCATAATTTCCTGACGTTGCTGACTCTCTGTAAGAGCCTTAATTTCTGCTTGTTTGCTTTCTGCGATTAGACGAGCCTCTGCTACAGCGTTTTTAGCTTGAGCTAGTTCTAATTCTTTCATGTCTATGACCTTGAGCAATTTAGCTGATTCTGATTTTTCGCTAAGATAACTTCCTTGATACTCAGTAGCAAATGCTTCAAACAACTTACGACCGAAGTCGTTACGACGAGCACTTTCAATGTCTTCTTTTAGTTGACCAATCTCTTTGGTAAGAGTCTTTTCAACTGTAGTTTCGACTAATTGTGCTGCACGTTTAATAAACTGTTCTTTCATTTTTGCTAGAGCATCGCGTCCTTCACGAACTAAACGTACCTTGGTATTTGCAAGATCTTGTTTATCTGTATGGAATTCTGCAATTTCTTGAGCAAGAGCTTCAACTACAAAACGCTCAAGCGTTTTGAATTTTGCTGCCATTTGTACTTGATCTTCGTGTAATTCTTTAACTTCTTTGGAAAGTTGACGAGTTACAAATTCTTGCATTAACTTAGCATTGCCTTGCATTTTTACTGCATACTTTGCTTTCATTTCAGCAAGTTGATTACGATCTTCTACAAATTGACTAATTTCTTCACGTAGTTGGTCTCCCAACATACGATCAATAGCTTCAACCATAACTTGTTTGTCATGCTCGTAGCGTTGTGCAAATTCTTCACGTAGTTGTTGAGTTACTTGTGTACGGTTCTCGACAATGCGAGCGTCCCAAGCCTTCTCAATATCAGCTTTTACTTCTTCCGAAATCACATTATTCTCAAATAGATGTTTTAGTGCGTCCAACATGTGATTCTCCTTTTTTTATTGGAGCTTGCTTATTATTGCTAATAAGCTCTCTTTGAGATATTTCTGCGCCCTAGGATCACCTTTAACCTCTTGCGCTATACGCAAGCTTCTATAACCACCACGAGTATTCATTAAATGTTCATAGATTGGTGTAGGATATGCACCCGGAGCACTAGGTTGAGCTACCACATCAACTGTGATAATCTCAAAATCTGACACGTGACCGGAACCGTCCTCACGAACGTTTCCAGACCCGCGACTTGAAACTCCTAACTTCACTCCACTTTTCAACATTGTTTCCACAAGTTGTCCCATAGGAGTTGGTAGGATTTTTAATTTTCCATAACCGTCTGCGCCTTCCATCCACATTTCTGTGATCATATGACTCACACGGTCAAGGTTAATTCTTAGGTCATCTGGATGATCAACTTCGCCTAACACTGAATAGCCACCTGCGATTTGATCGTTCAGGGTCTTGACAGCCCTGGCAATCTCTTGTACAGGATAAACACGCTGATTCTGATTCCTCTTGTCACCTTGGATAAAAATCCCTTTCATATGGAGATTTTTTCCGCCGTCACCGTCGGTTTCTACGACCACTTTCGCTTGGTCGAAACTCAGGTTTTCGCGAAGATAGTTCATCATACTACCTTATTTTGCTCTTCCGGGAGCACCGTTAAGCGGACTACCTGCGCTTTTATCGCCATCATCTCCGCCTTTTGGAGCACTCATCTTCTTAAGATGTTTAACTCCAGCCTTACCGCCAGGAACATTTACATTACCTGCGTTATCTTCTTTAGTACTAGGATTAGCTAAACCGCCTTTTGTACCGCCAGTGGTGCTTTCGCCACCCTTAACAATATTAGCAGTTGTGCCGCCCATGTCGTTCTTACCAGCTACAATAGACTTAGCGTTTGCGCCGTTGTCGCCCATCTTTGCTGAGCTAACTTTTTCTACATACTCACGAACAAAGCTATCTTCTAAGTCTTTGTCCATGCCCATGTCGTCACCGCCCATGTCGTCACCGCCCATGTCGTCCATGTCGTCCATTCCGCCTTCGTCGGCCATTAATGCTTCAAATTCTGAACGTAATTCATCAAGTGCGTCTTCTAGATCAACAACACGGTCTTCTAGATCGCCTTCTCCTTCTGAACCTTCTTCGTCGCCCATTTCAGCGTCGATATCATCAACAAAGTCGTCGCCTGCGTCACCGCCTACGTCGCCTTCGTCTTCGTCGTCGCCTTCAGCAAAACCAAAACTCTCGTCCACTTCTTCGTCGTCTTCATCGTCTTCTTTTTTAGACTCATCTACGGCTTCTTCGTCTTCATCGTCACCGTCTGCTTCGTCTAATTCTTCTTCGTCATCTTCCTCATTTACTTGGAAGTCTTCAGCAAGAATTTCTTCATAGATTTCGCGAGATTTTTCAACTACTAGTTGATGGAAAAGCTCTTTGGCTTTGTCACTTTCTTCATTAATAAGATGTTCGAGCATCTGCTCGAACTTATTTCGATCAGTCATGGTTTGTCTCCTATAGGTTGCAAGGCTGTCAAATATATTTACACTTAATTGTAATAATAGGGGTAAAATGGTGTAATTTTAACGAATTTTAGACCACGTTTCTTGTAATTTCTTAAATTCGTTAATATGCATGTGTCTAAAATTATGTTGTTCCCATGCGGGAGTATAATATGTGTTATCAACTACTCGATAAAATTTTATTTTAGGATTAGTTTTTACAACACTTTCGGTTTGTCGTTCCCAGTTACCGTAGTAAGTTGCTGGTTGATCTGAAGTTTTATAATTGTCTGTATCTGCATAAACGTTGTTTACTTTGCCAGCAACTCCTGTAAAATCAAAACCAAAAACAAAAATTTCTATAGGTTGATGTTTAGCAGCTAGGTACAAGGCTGT